CTTTGTCAATTACTCCTTCTCACTTGCACATTTCTCAAGCTCAATAAAGCGTTTGGGACGGACGGGGAGCGTCTCTTCCTCAATCGTGTAGCGTGTAAAGACTTCGACGGACCAATGCCCGCGCCGGTCAGTGTTCAGGATGACCTTGCACGTTTCCTCGGGGAGCGTATCGAGCAGCGCAAGCACCGCACTGGGCAAGGGTCTCACCGCAGCACCTCAGAGGGCAAAGGGACATCCACGTCAATTTCCACCTCATACCCGGGGGCCTTCTCGCTCAACCGCCACCGATCCAACCGCGCCCCCGCAGGCCACACCCCGCTCTGTTCGAGGTACGCCTTCACGCCTGCGGGCGAGCTACACGCATCACAGAGCGGGCGGGGGATGTGCATGGAGACGAGGATGGTGTGGATCGTCATGCGCCAAGCTCCTCTAACGTGAGCGGACGGCCGCTGATCGCCGAAATCAAATCCCTACTCGAGATTTTGCCAGCGCGGAACATCGCCGCCCGTGTCGGTCCCAGCACCTCATCCTGAAAGGCCGTATCCCGCTGCTTGAGCCAGGTCGTCGTGTTCTCCACCGGGATACTCCCACCATCCTCCAGGACAGTTAGAATGCTACTACGTCAATTAGGATGATATGGCGTTCCGTTTAAATAGGGAATGTCATGACCAATCGGCTCGTGTGTCCCTGCATCAAACTTTAAACCGTTGCGACTCAAACATATATACGATGTGGATGAGTCTAGTATACTCGAATGAACCAGGATCATTCGATCTCTAGTGGCATCGGCGACTGCCACCCGTGCCTCACCAACGGTATTCGTGACCTGCGTTGTTAAAAGGCGCTGCGCATCCTGCCTTGCTCGCCCGAGCACGCCATCCTGATACCCTTGTGCCTGCGAGCCCCGTATGCGCTTGGTCATCTGCGGCAATGACTCCTCTAACGCCACTGAGACCAACAGCGTATCGCGGACACGCTGGCTGAGTCCCTCACCTTGTCGTTGCCACCACTCACTCCCCGTCGTCGCTGCATCGGTCGGCTTCGCGGGCGAAGGGAACAGCGTTTCGGTCACCCGGCGGCGAATCGTCCCCGGTGGGGGAATGATCGGTACCAGCGGCTCGTCCTTGTCCTCGGTTGCCTCCGTCACAATCGCCCCTACCGCGTCAGCTTCGCTCCGTGCCAACCTGGTCAGAGCCGCATCAAGGAGTGTGGCAAGTGCCTCATAGCGACTCGTCACGAGGGGATCAATCTCCTCAGCGATCAGCGTCTCAACCTCACGCCGACGTCGGGACAGCAGCGCAAACTGGGTCGGGTCTGCCATACGAATCGCCGCAAGGATGTCCTCTTCAAGCAGACGCAAGCGCTCCATGATTTGCCTGCGTAGGCCAGACTCGACCCGTAAGGCGGCGATCTGGCGCTCCGTCAGACGATCCGCAATCTCAGCATTGACGCTTTCAGCCACGCCGACTCCCCGCTGGTGTCGGTTCCCGCTTCAACACCGCCGCATCGGTGAGCCGCGTCGTATGGGGTTCCCACTGCCCGCCGCCCACGGGAATCTGGATGTCTCCCGAAAAGCCCGCAGGCTGAACCATCGAGCTATCCCATCTGAATAGCTCGCGCTCGACCGCCACGAGGCAGCGCCGCAGCACATCCCCGTACCCTAACTGGGCATCGCCCACCCGGGCATCCATGTAGGCGAGTCCTGCCCGCATGGCCTGTTCGGCTTCGGGGGTCGGCTCGTGGCCCTCGGTATCCGCGAGGATGTGGGAGATGGTCACGATGAGCTGGCGGAGGTGGTCGACGAAGCCATGCGTCATATCCGCGTCGTGGTCGAGGGCCTGAAGCATCGCCTCGACGTGGGCCTCTAGGGTGGGATCGTAGATCGACATCAGATTGTTCCTTTCGCAGATGAGGCAGATTGATGTACGACAATGGCAACTTTCCATGCCCCCTGGATCTGCGCCGAACAATGTGCCATGGCATCATCCCAAGTAGGATAGCGCTTATGTGCTTGATAAAAAGCAATGTGATAAAACATCGACTGCTGATTATGCGGCAACTCTGGGGTATGATCATAGGCACATTCGGGACACAGGCCCGGTTTCGGGGGGAGTAACATAAGATCAGGCATCTTCCTACAGGCCTCCTCAATGCTTCTCGACGAGTCGGTTCAGTTCCGCCGCAATCTGTTCCTCCAGCGTGTGCAGCAGCTCGCTATAGCCCAACTCCCGGTGGTCCCGTGACGGGTCCAACTCGTAGAGCGCCCGGCGCAGCACTTCGATCCGGTGCAGGGCCGTAATCTCGGCGTGCATCTGGGCTTGCTGCGCTTCGAGGGAGGGCATCTCATCCATGGGTGGTGGCCTCCTCGATGGCCGTCTGTTCGCTCTCCAGGGCCTCCCGCAGGCGCATCACCACGTCCATATAGGAGAGGTCGTTGGAGTCACGCCGGGGCGCCAGTTCCCGCAGGGCTTGCCGCAGGATGTGGCGACGATGGCCGAGGGAGACTTCCTTGCGCAGGCGGTCTTGATGGGCGTCGAAGCCAGCAGGGTCAGGCATCGGTTATTTCCTCTTGCGTGAACCACGACTGAGTATGCGAGCAATATTACGAGTTCTACGCGGATTAGGTGGCGATGGAGCTATAGATGGCAGCGCTATATTACCTACATGAGTCGTACTAGAATCTTGCTCATCACATCCATTCGGACATCGACGTCCCCACCGTTCTGGAGACCAAGAACGCCCACAGTGATCACAGCTATATCCTGAATCATAGATCCCACTATAGTCAGCATTCGTTCCGCCCATACGCCCTACTCTCCTAGATATGACGACGCTTTAACTGAAAGCACATCTAACGTTTCTTTTTACGGACGCGTGCGGGCAACCGCTTACCTTTCGGCTTGCGGGCCATTTTGCGTAACTGTTTGAGCGTCATCCCTGTCCGAGTTTTTTTACCTGCACGCTTGCGCGCCAACTCTGCTCCCATCATGCGTTGCTGAGCCTTACTGCGGGCTGGCATATACTATACTCCTTCACGCAGCAACCCGCGTTGCCCCATTGCGTCCGCCAGGAGAGGGAGTCCCGGGACGAGTGGGCATCGCGAGCGGCTGTGCTTCTTTCTGGAGGTCGATCAAATCTTGTTCCTCTTCAAAGGATACCCCAGGCCGCGCAATTTCCATCCGGTGGAGGTTGTAATCCCACGTCTGGGCACTGATCGTATTGTTCAGCAACATCTCCATCAAGGTCTTCAGCAGCGCGGATTCGACTATTGGTCCCATGAGACTCGTATTGAGCACATAGCGAATCGCCGGGTCGGCGGGATTCTCGGTTAAGCCAGACCACCATGCCGACCATTGTAAGAGCTGTGTGATGCCCTCACTCACGTTACGAATGAGCGACTGGATCGGGCTCTCGCTGCCGTGCGTGCGCGTCACCATCGCTGTCATCGTCTCGGGGACCATCGGGGCCACTTCGAGGAGGGAGGCAGCGCGGGCGGCCATGTCTTTCACGTCGGTGAGCAGCGCATTCTCTTGGGGTTGGAGACCCTGTCCCTTGTACTCTAGCATCCCCGTGGTCGAGCCTTCCGGGAGTACCCACGCCATCAGGCCACCGATAAGCAGCTCTTGCTGGGGGTCGATGTTGCCCGCCACCCACGGCGTCGGCAAGGACGTAAGGTGGAGGCCGTGTTCAAAGTCTGCGCTGTGCCGATAGTACCGGAAATTGATCTCCACGAGCGCTTCCATGAGCGACTTCATGACTTCGAGCGTGAGGGCCAAGGGGGTCATCGAGACAAACGGGATCGTGCGCAACCGTTCTCCATGCCGGGTAGGGAACCAGGATTGCGTCAGCGTAAAGTCATTCGCCGTAGGACGGGGAGAGCGCCCGACGGCTTGCCACACGCTCACCTCGTAGAAGCCCTCCTCCGTCAGACGCAAGACCCGCCGCTGTTCCTGACTCTCGATCTTGAAATAGTCGGGCGTTGGCCACAGTCCCTGTCGGACGGGCACACTCTCCCGTAGCACAATCATGTCAGGATGTTCCGCCCCCTCGCGCTCGACATAGTGCCAGTTCTGGATTTCTTCGGTGATGTAGGGAATCCAGTAGGGTTGACTCGCCGGTGAGGGCGGAATCACCTGGCCATTGGTCCCACGTTGCGTAGCGGGGAAATCAACCAGGACGCCCGACCGCCCCATGAGGAGCGTTTCTCGCACCACCTGCTCGACAAACGTTCGTAGGGGCATCCCCGTGCGCGTGATATTCTGGAGTTGCGGCTCGAGCGCGGTGGGCACGTCGATCTGCGCATCCCGGCGGAAGATCGCCCCGGTGATACCGTTAACACCCCATTCCGTCGCGCCTAGCCAACTTGCACGTGACAGGTAGTCATCAAAATCCTTCTGATTGCGCATGCCTGAGGGCCGTGGCAAATACCGTTCACCCGCATCTTTGACGGGTCCACTGCCCCCGAAGGCATCGCGGCTACACTGCCACGTGTACTCCATGGCCATATAGGCAGGATGTTTTGTCGTCACGCTCATGTCAGTACCGCAGTCCTATAACGCCCACGCGTTGTTGTGGCGGACAAAATGTGCAGCCTAAGCTGTCGGCTAGGTCGGGGCTCTGCCCCAACCGCTTGCGCATGCTGTCCTTGTCCTCGACTACGAGCGCC